ATATTTTTAAATAGATTTCCAGAGTATCCAAAAACACAAATGCATGAAGTTGAAGCTGATGAAATATCATTACAAAAACTAAATGATCTATAATGGAAAAATTAGATAAGATTATAAAAATTATTAGAGAATTGAAGGAAGAGGTTGCAATGTCTTCATCTCCCCCAACAAATAGTTCTAATGCACAAGGTCTTGGATTTGATCCTAAATCAGAAAGTCCTCCTGTTAGAAAGAAAAAACGTTATATCTATTCCGGAAAAAATTCCAGAAAATGGTGGATGACCAAAAACTAAAAAAGAAAAATGTTTTCCTCACCTAAAGTTGCAGTATTGGAATCCAAGTTGGATATCTATGAAGATCTTTCTAGAGAGATGCTTGCAAAATTAGAATCTGCTGTAGATAAAATATCTGAAGGAAATTCTAGAATTGCCAATATTTTAGTTAAGCATGAAAGTAGGTTGGATGAATCTGATAAATCAGATGCTGCTATCATGCAATTGGTTAAAAGAGTTGAAAGAAATTTAGATGATTTGGAGAAAAAGGTAGATAATATGCAAAAAGCAGTTTGGGCAATCAGTCTCAGTAGTCTAGCAATTGTAACCTTGTTGCAGATTTTACCAACCATCGGTTTTAAGTTGACTCCTGTTGACGGTCCTGCTATGATGAGTGAGGTTTCTAAATTATGACATGGATTTGATTGATTCGAAGTATATCAGTCTAATATCATCATCCTTACAAAAATTTAAAAGAGTAAAAAGTAATCTATATAACTTCCGTTGTCCTATTTGCGGTGATTCGCAAAGAAATAAAAATAAGGCAAGAGGATACATATACGAGATAAAAAATAACGCAAATTTTAAGTGCCACAACTGTGGATCTAGTTTATCCTTCAGCAATTTTTTGCAAAAGATAAATCCACAGATGCATAAAGAATACTCTTTGGAGAAGTTTAAAGAGGGGAAGACTGGAAAAAACTTTGTTGTAAAATCCCCACAATTGGAATTCAAAAAACCCGATTTTTCAAAAAAGATAGTTAAAAAAAAGTTACTGGATATACAGAAAGCTTCCGAAAATGAAAAAGCAAAGGCATATCTGGAAAGTAGAAAATTAAATTCAGATAAATTCTATTATGTTGATAATTTTAAATCCTGGGTTAATAGTATAAAAAAATCTTTTACTGATGTATTTTATGATGAACCTAGAATTGTGATTCCATTGATTTATGAAAATAAATTAATTGGGATTCAAGGAAGATCTATTAATCCCAGTAGTGTTAAATACATTACTATCATGTTAGATGAGGAGGCGCCGAAAATTTATGGACTTGACACAATCGACAAAAACTTACCTGTCTACGTGGTCGAAGGACCCTTCGACAGCACTTTCATTGACAATTGTGTGGCTATGTGTGGCAGCGACGGTGACGTGGACTGTCTTGAAGGAAGCGACATCATTTTTATATACGATAATGAACCCCGCAATAAAGAAATTGTCAGGAGAATTGGGAACGCTATTGATAGAGGTTTCAAGGTCGTCATCTGGCCAAGAGGAATAGTTGAAAAGGACATTAATGACATGATCATCTCTGGACATCAGGTCTCGGATGTGCTAAAATTGAATACCTACTCTGGACTAGAAGCAAAAATTAAATTTAACAATTGGAAGAAAGTATGAGCAACGGAACTAAAGTTATTAAAAGGAACGGAAAAACTGAACCTCTTGATTTGAATAAACTTCATGTAATGGTCGATGAAGCATGTAAAGATCTAGCAGGAGTTTCTGCAAGTCAAGTTGAAATGCAATCTGGAATTCAGTTTTATGATGGCATTACAACTGCAGAAATTCAAGAAATTTTGATCAGATCTGCTTCAGATCTTATTGATTTGGATCATCCAAACTATCAATTTGTTGCGGCAAGACTTTTGCTTTTCTCTATTAGGAAGCAAATTTATGGTCGTATGTATGAAGTTCCTTCACTCAAGAATCACATTGAAGATTGTGTAAGTAGGGGGGTATATGATGAAGAAATTCTGAAATACTATTCTTCCGAAGAAATCGAAAAGATGCACCATTATGTTGATCATGATAGGGATCTTCTTTTCACATACGCCGGTCTTCGTCAAGTAGTTGATAAATATCTTGTGCAAGATAGAAGCACGGGTGTTTTGTATGAAACTCCCCAGTTCATGTATATTTTGATTGCTGCTACTATTTTCTCAAAGTATCCAAAAGAGACACGTCTCGATTACGTTAAGAAGTATTATGACGCAATCTCCAAACACAAAATCAACATCCCAACGCCAATCATGGCGGGAGTGCGAACTCCACTTAGACAATTTGCTAGCTGTGTCCTTGTTGATAGCGATGACACCCTCGATAGTATCTTTACTAGTGATATGGCTATTGGCAGATACGTTGCACAGAGGGCGGGAATCGGCATCAACGCTGGTAGAATCCGTGGCATCAACTCTAAAATCCGAGGGGGAGAAGTTCAGCACACGGGTGTTGTACCATTTCTCAAGAAGTTTGAAGCAACTGTCCGATGCTGCACGCAAAATGGCATACGAGGTGGATCCGCGACAGTCCACTTCCCAATCTGGCACCAAGAAATAGAAGATATCATTGTATTAAAAAATAATAAAGGAACGGAAGATAATCGAGTTCGTAGGTTAGACTATAGCATTCAAATCAGTAAACTTTTTTATGAACGTTTCATTAAAAACGAAGACATTACCCTCTTCAGTCCACATGACGTTCCTGGTTTGTATGATGCTTTTGGCACTGATCGATTTGACGACCTATATCGCCTTTATGAACTCAATGACATGGTTCCAAGAAAAACTATCAATGCTCAGGAGCTATTTTTTGATCTACTAAATGAGCGTGCCGTAACTGGTCGTATTTACATTATGAATATTGACCATTGCAATAGTCATTCATCTTTCCTTGATAAAGTTGAAATGAGTAATCTTTGCCAAGAAATTACGCTTCCCACAAAACCTCTTCAACATATTGATGATCCAAATGGAGAAATTGCTCTCTGTATTCTTAGTGCTATTAATATTGGAAAAATTAGGGAATTCGAAGATCTTCAAAATCTTTGTGATCTTGCTGTTAGGAGTCTTGATGAACTTATTGATTTTCAAGGATACCCCGTCAAAGCAGCAGAAATTTCAACCAAGTCACGTCGCTCTCTTGGAATCGGTTATATTGGTCTAGCGCATTATCTTGCTAAGAATGGATTATCATACAACAATCCAGATTCTTGGAAATTAGTCCATGATCTTACAGAAGCTTTCCAGTATTATTTGATTAAATCATCTACAAATCTTGCAAAAGAAAAAGGTGCATGTGCCTATTACGAAAGAACTAAATACAGTCAAGGCATTTTGCCAATCGACACTTATAAAGAAAGTGTAGATGAAATTGTCCCCAATAAACTTAATTATGATTGGGAAGGTCTTAGAGCACAGATTAAGCAGTATGGTATTAGGAACTCAACACTGTCCGCACAAATGCCATCGGAGAGCAGTTCCGTTGTGTCAAACGCAACAAATGGAATCGAACCTCCTCGCGGATACTTGTCCGTTAAAAAATCGAAGAAAGGACCACTTAAGCAGATTGTTCCGCAATATGGAACGCTTAAAAATAATTATACTCTTTTGTGGGATATGCCTTCTAATCTTGGCTACATTAATATTGTAGCTGTGATGCAAAAGTTTTTTGATCAGGCAATTAGTGGAAACTGGTCATACAATCCAGAAAATTATCCAAATAATGAAATTCCAGTGTCAGTTATGGCACAAGATCTTCTATCCACATACAAATATGGATGGAAAACAAGTTACTATCAAAACACATATGACAATAAAACAGATGATTTTGATAGTCAAGAACAAAAAACTGAATCAATTCTCAACGAACTACTAGCACTCCAGGAGGAAGATTGTGAGTCTTGTAAAATTTAAAACAAACAGAGACAAAAATATTATGGTAGATTCTATGACGGTTTTCAACTCAGAACAAGTTGATACCAAAAAACAACCAATGTTCTTCGGAAAACCATTGGGAATTCAAAGATATGATTCTTACAAGTATCCAATTTTCGATAAATTAACTCAACAACAACTTGGATACTTCTGGAGACCTGAGGAGGTTTCCCTCCAAAAAGATCGTAGTGATTATCAATTACTTCGTCCAGAACAGAAGCATATCTTTACTTCCAATCTAAAGTATCAGATCATGCTTGATTCGGTCCAGGGAAGAGGTCCTGGTATGGCGTTCGCGCCTTACTGCTCTCTTCCCGAATTAGAAGCATGTATGAAGGTCTGGGAGTTCATGGAGATGATCCATTCTAGGTCATATACATATATTATAAAGAACGTATATTCTAACCCATCAGATGTTTTTGATACTATCCTTAAGGAGGAAAGGATTCTTGAGCGTTCTATAAGTGTTACTGAAGCCTATAATGATTTTATCAATAGTGCTCATCAATACGACAATTCTAATGAATGGGTCCATGCTTTAGAAAATGTTCCTTATGCTAAAGAAGCAAGGACTGAACTGAAAAGAAAACTTTTTAGGGCAGTAGCAAACGTTAATATCCTTGAAGGAATTCGTTTTTATGTCAGTTTTGCATGTAGTTTTGCATTTGGTGAACTTAAATTGATGGAAGGAAGTGCTAAAATCATTTCTTTTATTGCACGTGATGAAAATCAGCATCTTGTAATCACACAAAATATCCTTAAAAATTGGATGAATGGTGATGATCCTGAGATGATGCAAATTTGCAAAGAAGAGCAGGCATGGGTGTATAAAACATTTGAAAACGCTGTAAATCAAGAAAAAGTTTGGGCAGAATATTTGTTCAAAGATGGATCTATGATTGGTTTGAATGACAAATTGTTACAACAATATGTTGAATGGATTGCCAATCGTAGAATGAAAGCAATCGGACTTAAGCCAATTTATGACATACCAGCAAAGAACAATCCACTTCCTTGGACAGAGCACTGGATTTCTTCAAAAGGTCTTCAAGTTGCTCCTCAAGAAACTGAAGTTGAATCATATATTCATGGGGGGATCAAGCAAGACGTTACTAGAGAAACGTTTGCAGGTTTTGTCCTCTGACCCAAGAAATGATGAAGATTATGATACTTGGGAATATGGAACAGAACCACTACCAAATGATGAAACCTGGAATTTAAAAAACACAATTAAAGATTATAGAGAAGCAGCAAAATCCGACGATTACATGTTCGGTGATTATGATGCATATCAAAGTTATAATGAGGGCCCTTGAGGCCCTCTTTTTTTATAAATAAAAATATCTTAAGAAACTAATAATTCGTTACAATGGCAAGACTAACCGGAACAGACGCAAAAAATTTGTATGAACTTTATGATTCGATCTATGAAAAGAAGGATTGTGTAGATAAAGAGAAAAAGACAAAGCATAATTGTGCCAAAAAAGTCTGCCATGAAGAGTATGGTGAGGGTATGACAATCTTTGGACAGCACGCTGTTCCCGATGAAAATGGTTTTGTATCACACTACGATGTAGAATTTGCTGATGGCATTGTAGAAAACGTATCTGTAGAGGATCTAGAAGTCCTTACAATGGTTGAGCACCCTGAGCACGTAGAGCACGATGGAGACGAACTGAACGAGGGTCTAGGAGCACGTGCTGCCGATGCCATTGATAGAGGTCTCACAAAGGTCCAGAATCGCCTTGAAAAGATGGGTGTGAAGGTTAATCGTGGCGAAAGAGGGACTGCTAGACCTGGCGTAAAAGAAAGAGAAACCATGCGCCAAAATAAGCAATCTAACGAAAGTGTAGATTTGTTTGATATTATTAAAACGCATTTAATTGAAGGTGGTTATGCTGAAAATGAAGAATCAGCATTTGTAATCATGGCAAACATGAGTGAAGAATGGAAGAATTCAATTATTTCTGAAGAACTACAATGAGAAAAAAGACTTATAATCAATTTATAGAAGAAGCAGTATCACTTCAAGAACTTGTACCATTAGCAATTCCTCCAGCAATTGGTCTAGGAGCTAAAGCAGCTGGTGCTCTTCTTACAGCGTGGTCCGCATATGAAGCAGCAAAAAAAATAAAAAAAGGTGATTATAAAGGTGCTGCTTTAGATGCTGCTTCAGCAATTCCTGTTGGTGGTCCTGCATTTAAAGCTGCAAAATTTGTTGGTGCAGGTAAAAATCTGGCACGAGCAGCATCGGCAACGGCAGCAACTTCTAAATATGCAGGTGCTGCTGCATTACGTGATGAAGAACCTGCACAATCCAATGGGCAGGACACAACACCTAAACCTCAAGCAACAGGATCTAGTGGATCGGAACAAAAACCAATAAGGAATCGTCGTGGACGTGTGATAAGTAGACCCACATCTACATCTACACCAACATCATCTACACCAACATCATCTACACCAACATCATCTACACCACAATCTTCAAGTGTTGTTTTAGCAAGAAAAGGTGGTGTTGAAGGATCATTAGACAAATCAACTGGAAAGTTTACTGCATCTAAGTGGTCTTCTGCTGAATCTGATAGATATGCAAGGTATGGTGGAAAACCAACACCAACACCAACACCAACACCAACAACAGCATCAACACCTAGCAGTGATTCTAGAACTAAAAATATTTTAGATAGAATGAAAGCTAAGAGAAATAGTGGGAATCCAACATCATTAACAACAGCATCAACACCAGCATCAACACCTACATCATCAAAACCAAGAGTTCCAAATTTACCCAACCTCAGGTGAAACCTAATCTAATTTATAAATAAAATTAGATTATAATTCATTAAGGTAAATGTATAGTAATAACGGCACTTTTGGTGAACTAAATTCTTTGTATGAAAATATTTCAAACGAAGAAGGTTATGTAGATTCAGATCTTCAAGAGGTATCTGAATTAATTACTTACAATATTGTTCATCATCTACTTGAAAATAATTATTCTTATATTGCTATTCGTCAATTTTTTGAAACTTTAACTGAGGATAATATTTTAGACTATTATCCAAATGATGAAATTTGTTTCGATGAAAGTCATTTTGAAAATTTAAGTGCTGATGAAATTAATTATCTTTTCCTTTCTGAAGAATATATTGATGAAAGATTTGGTGGTAGCTTGGTTAGACGTGCTACATCTTTATTAAAAAAAGCACAACCTGCTACAACAAGATTTTCTAATGCTTTAGCGAGAAGCAAAAATCCAGAGAGAACTGCTAAGGCAATTGAGAAAGTTACTAATAGAGCGGCACAAAAAGCAAAAATTGGAGGTTTGGCAGGTCCAGCAACATATAGTGCAAAGGAATATGGTAAACTTGCTACTCAGGCCAAAAGAGCTGATTTGTTAAATAGGTCAAAATCAGTCGTAAAATCAGGCGTAAAAGGATCTGTTCCTGCTCTCATTGGTGGTGTAACCGGATACGTTGCAGGAAGATCGGGAAATGGTGGTGCATCAACTCCATCTTCTCTATCTGACGTAGAATCTTCAGAACCATTAGCAAAAAGAACATCAGCATCAGCACCTGCAGCAAGACCAGCATCAGCACCTGCAGCAAGACCAGCAGCACCTAAAAATAAAGATGGATCAGAAGTTACCAGAACTGGTAAAAATTCTCAAGGTGATACTCCAATGCAGCAATGGGCAAAAAACTTCCCAGAATTAGCTGCAAAAGTGAAGCCAGGTTCTTCTGGATATAAAGAAATTCAACAAGTAAGAACTCCTGAACCAGCTGCAAAGAAAGAGCCAACTGCTCCATCTCCAGCACCATCTGCAGAAAAAACACAAAAAAAAGAAGTTCCATCAGTAAAGAAAAAAAGAGATATTAGAGATAGACCAATTGGAGCTAGAGGTGGATTTGATCCAAGACTGGAAAGAAGAGAGTCATATGATTACTACGATATTGTTTTAGAATTTTTAATGAATGAAGGTCATGCAGATGATATCCATGAAGCAAATTATATCATGTTAGAGATGGATAGTCAACAGATTAAGAATATTATTGAAAATGTTGAGCGTGGTCCAATTCTTCCAGGTGAAAAAGGAAAAAGAGTTCATCCAAAAGGTAGTCAACCAGGACCAACAGGAGCAAAACTTCCAAAACTTCCAAAGGCTTGACAAATAGACAAAAAGTCTCTAGACTAGGTTTGTCCCCGTTGAAGATAAATAATAGCTTCTAATACATTATGGGAAAGTTACTTGTATTATTGATATTTGGATCTACATTACTAGTATCATTAAACATACCAATAAGTAATAACAATTTAAATACAATATTAGAATTAATGAAGAAAGATTAGATTATTTGATTATTCTTAATTACAGATTCATATATTCTTGATCTTTCACTTACAAAGAACTTTCCCTCAATGTTAGTATTATAATAATCATCAGTCATTAAAACATCTCTTTTAAATTGTTCCATGGTCTCATAGTAGGACATGGATTTTTTATGTGGACACAAATATAGTATTTGTCTTAAGAACTTATCCTCTCCCAATAATTTTACATCTTCATTTAATTCGTCACAAGAACCAAAGTATTTTTTCCAATCACTTTCTTTAGTTTTTCTTCTACCAGTTTTATTATCTTTTCTTCTTGTCCAGAAAGATTTTTTACCAATATATTTCCTATTATTGGTTAAGTTAGTTATCAAATATACAAAACCTTCAATTCCTTTGGGAGCTTCTGTAAAATCGTCATCATTATACTTCCAATTCATAAAAAATATGTATCATTAAAAATATTTATTAAAGACCTGTTGCCATATTTCGTTTTAGGTGGTATGCTTACGGGAAATGGGCACTTTCTATGACTGCTTTGACTGATGTAATTCGCGACACATGTGATTGGGCAATTGATCGAATTCATTTTTTGTCTGAAGATCAGGATAATATTATAAAATCAATTGAAGATTCACATGCTATTCATTGTGAATTTCATGAATGGTTGAATCCTATTTCTGAAGACATAGAAATTATATCGATTCCAGATCAAAATATAATGTAACTAAATATATGATGCCTTCAAATTGTGCTCAACTTTTTTTATTAAAGTTGAGATGTAGAATTCTATTAAAATTAATGCTTAAAAAATTACTTTCATTCATTTGTCTTGTTCCTTTTGCAGCTTGTGCTTATCCAAGTATTTCTGAAATTCAAGATCCACCATCACTCAAAGTGGAACCAGTTGTTGGATTGGTAGATTCTGAAAAAGTCATTGAACTTGATGTGGAAGAGAAAGAATGGAAGTGTCCTGGATGTAATGAAAATGAAAAATACGTTCTATCAGAAATTCAAAAGCGAACCAATATTTCTGATCGTAATGCTCTTGCTACAATACTTGGCAATATTAAATCAGAAAGCAACTTCCATGCCAACATTTGTGAAGGAGGCGCTAGGGTATCTTACGATCGCTGTTATAGCGGTGGTTATGGCCTTATACAGTGGACCAGCACAGGAAGATATTTGGGACTAGGATCTTTCTGTAAGAAGTATGACTGCGATCCAAGTAGTCTGGAAGGTCAAGTTCGTTACATGATTAATGAGTCACAGTTCCAAAAGGTTCTTCCTGAGTTTGAGGGAAGTGGATGGACAGTTTCCCAGTATATGGTCCCTGCCTATTATTGGTTAGGGTGGGGCATTAAAGGTTACAGAGAAGAATATGCATATGATTATAGTAAAAAACTGATTTATGCATAATTCATATTCAATTAATGTAAATGGTTTTTAAAAATGGGAAAAATTTTTCTATCTCTTCTTGGGTTAACAGTAGGATTATTTGCATCAAATTCAGTTTTTGCTGAATCTAAAGTTAAAGAATTCTATACAATGGATTCTATGGGTTGCATGATCTTAAGAGAATGCACCGAAAATGTTCAAAGAATTAGATCTATCTCAGATATTCAGGATAATTATCCTAGTTCTGATTATAGTTATATTGCTGAAGAGTTTGACTCTATGCTCCTATCCCTTGATAAGATCGGAGTTATGGTTTTTCTAGCTCCAGAAAAGTATTTTCCTCCTGGGCACCGTGGTGTCTATCATACAGTCACTAATAACTTCTATCTGAATGATGCCTTTATGAAACGTCCTGAGGTTCTTATGACCGTTATGAGGCATGAAGGATGGCACGCTGCTCAGGATTGTATGGCAGGAACCATTAAGAATAGTATGATTGCTATTATCATGCCAGAAGAGGATGTTCCTAGGTTCTGGCGTGAAATAGTAGAACAGGATTATCCAGAGTCTGCATGGCCTTGGGAAGCAGAAGCAAAATGGGCAGGTAAAACCGAAGGGATGACTGCCAAAGCATTGGATGCATGTGCAAATGGACCTATGTGGGAGGTTTACAAACCAACTCCTCTTACGCTAGAATGGTTGAAGAAAAATCGATTCGTTAAATGACTTTTCCATTCTTTGTTGAAGATCCGATCAGTGATCGTCAAGTAGAAGTTCCTCAAGAAATTTTATTCTACTGTGACAATTACACTGTAGATTCTGATCGTGAACATCTTCGTTATCTTGACTGTGTAAATATGCACATGGGATATTATGGAACTCCTAATGATGTTCTTAAAAAATATAGAGATGATTACTATAATGGTATGGATGTTCGCCCGATTTTCGAATGAGAAACCGTATTTTATTCATCCTTCCGTTTCTTCAGATTATAATTGCATGTTATACACTGTGGAAAATTGACAATCCTCCTGAGTATTTTTGCCTTCCTACCTCACCAAACATGACATTTAGGTGTTTTCAGGAATAAATAATAGTTTCAAGACCAGCCAAGAAGAATTATTTGATTTTTTTATTTACTATGTTAAAATTCTTTGTTGGATACAATAGAAAAGTTATGGTATCATATACCAGAGAAATGCTTATCAAGAGCATAGTTGCAAGTCAAATGGTCGGTATAAGTGGTGAAAATTATCACAAAGACCTAAAAGACTTGTATCACAAATGGGAACATGAATCAAGTGAAAATTTATGTAAAAAATATAATGAAATAAATATGACTAATATCAATTTAAGTTCATTAAAACCATAAATACTATGAAGTCACTCATAAAATCCATGCTTCCAAAGAAAAAAGAAAGTAATGGTGATAATGATTTTGATTGGCGTGAAGAGGGTATATCAAGTTTAGTTAGATTAATTGTTTTGGGATGGACAGGTGCAATCCTAACTCTAAATTATGTTTCAATACCAGGAATTCCTCAGCAAAAAATTGATCCAACATTTATTGCTAGTGTATTTACTGGAACTTTAGCTACGTTTGGAGTAACACCATCTAAGTCTAATGGTGGAAATGGAAACAATGGAAATGCAAATAGTTCCCAAACTGTAGCAAAAAGCAAAGAAGAAAAAGATAAAATATGATATGGAAATCTAAGATCAATAACGATCAAGATACACCAATGGAGACAAAATCGCCAACTAAAGCGATCTCTATTGGTGTTTTGTGGTTTCTTGGCATTTCTATTGGCATTGCTCATATTGGTGTTCTTGGTCATCTAATGAAGATGTCTAATAATATTTCCAATCCAGTAATTAATATACCAAGTGGAGAATATTCTTCATATGAATTAAATGTTAGTAAAGATGGATATAGTGTAAAGTATAGAGCAAATGATCCTAAAGTTCTCTCTAGTGAGAGATCATTGGAATTTGATAGAACTAAGAAAGGAATATTTGGTGGAGGAACAGAAAATAGAAATGAATATCGAAAGGATGAATATACCGCTGAAGGATATCGTAATACTCAAGGAGGTGAATTTGATGAAGAGGGAAAGTCTGCAAGAGAAATCGAATGCATAGTGGCGGACGCTGGAGCAAGGTCGCAAGGTGCAATAGCGGGGACTAGCATTGCTACAGGAGCTTTAGCACCAGCAGTTATAAACATACCATACATTGGATGGTTAGCTGCTGGTTGGATGGCACTACTGGGGCAGAAAGTAGGATCTGCAGTTGGTTCTGAAGTTGGAAGTATTGTTTCAGATTGTTAAAAATATAATTTGAAATATTTTGAAACAATGACAATAATAT